ATCGCTTTTTAATGTATCAGCTTTTGACATCAAATCGGCATCGCCAGACTGAACTGCTTTTTTGTAAAGTTCGTCAGCTTGCTGCTCTTTTGCAGTAAGAGCCTCTTCTTCTCTCAAAATAACAGTTGCGTCTTGAGCTTGCTTATGCTGCCGTAATGCTAAGATTTCTTGCTCGCGCTCTTGAGCTATGCGCTCAGCTAAGGCTGCTCTTTCTTCAGCCGCCCTGGTTTTTGCGTTAAGCTTATTAATTCTTTTAGAAACGCCCTTAGTGTATTTATCAAGCTCTTGCTCTTCGCTTGCTACTTGTTCCTTAGCGTCTACACTATCTTCTTCGACACTAATTTCAATGTCTTGCTCTACAGCTTCTTTAGAATTTTCTATCATAATTAAGCGCTCAATATATCATCTGGGGAAAGAATGGTTGCTATGACCTCATCATCATTGATAATTCTGCATTCAGCGCCATCGTCAAGCTTAAATCTAGCACCTGAATAGCGTCCTATCAAGACCCATTGCTTTTCTTCACACCACTTCTTTTCGCCATATTTGGCTTTGTCTCCATAGCAAAGTGGACCTTGCTTAACAACAAAAGCAACGACAGAGGCCAACGCTTCTTTATCTAAGGTTTCTTTTGTGAACACAATCCCGCCTTTTGACTGTAGCTTCCCAGCATAAGGTAAAACCAGCATTCGCCAACCAGTTGGCTGTGGCATGCGGTCTAAAACGCTTTTCTCCAAAATAGTTGGATCCAACACTCGATCTTTAGCTTCTACATAAGCTTTTGTTACCTTTTCTGCTTTACCCATCTATGCGTCCTTGTTGCGTTCTCTTAAATTGCCTTCGATATAGTATAGCGCAGATAACTCGCCTTGCAAAAATTTATAATGTTCTACAGATTCTAATGCTCCAGACATAAGTGTTTCTGAGATCTGTTTTTCTCGATCTCGGATAAGTTTTTTGACAAACTCAAAGTAATCTAAACTGTCCATAAAGCTAATTTCTGACTTTGAATTTTAAACCTTTTTTAGCAGCGCCTTTGCCCTTCATATTCACAATTCCGGTGACGCCAATATTTTTTCCTATTTCACGAGGATTTTGTTTCTCAAACGACTTATTGCTAGGTACTTTTTTAATAGCCATATCTGCTCCTACTTGGTTTTTTTAGAGCCCTTTGGCCGGCCCCTTGGCTTTGGTTTAGTTTTTGCCGCAACCTTCTTTGCTGCAACCTTTTTCTTTGCTACAGGCTTAGGCTTTGCAGCTACAGGTTTCTTTTTTGCCAGAACCTTTTTCTTTGCTACAGGCTTAGGCTTTGCAGCTACCGGCTGCTCAACAATTGCTTCTATAGCTGGTTCTAAATCATTGCTTTGTTGTGCTGCAATTCTCGCCATTTTCTTAGCGATTCTTGCCATGCTTGCTTCATGCGCCTTTGCTTCAGCTTCGGCTTTAGCAAGATTTGCCTTTTCTTCTGCAATACGATCTAATTTTTTTTGCGCTCTTAATGCCGCAATTTCTTCTACTCTATCACTATTCATATTTAGCTCCTCGAACCTCAACCCCTCATTTTTTGCTCTAATTCAAGCAACTTCAGGTCCGCTTGCTGCTTCAATCGATTTATAGCCACATCCAGCTTATCGTCTGCTATGTCTTTTTGCACATTTATGCGCTGACGCTGGATTTCGGTTTCCAATAATTTTTCTTGGTCACGCTGACCTTGCTTCATTTCAAATTGCGTTTGCTCTTGGTCTAGCTGCTTGTCTTTCAGGGCCAATTCTTGCTGCCTGATAGCAACCAAAGGATCTTCTGAACCACCTTGGCCAATAGATTGCAAAAATTCTTGGGTAAGCTGAGCTAAAATTGGCGCAGCAAATTGATCTAATAACATTTGAATTTCAGTCGCAGCCATTTGTGCTTGATCTGGCGGCAATTGCTGCATTTGTTCTTGCACGCCCTGAATCCGCTGCTGAACCTCTGGAGGTATTTGCTGCTGCGAAATCTGCGCAGCCATAAATTGAAGATGTTGCATGCAATGACTGATTATTATTGACTGAATTTGAGGGGTTTCTTTGACCACTTGTGTCAAAAACAAGCTTCTGTGCGCCTCAATGTGTGATTGATGATTTTGTGACTCAAAAGCCTGTTGTGGTTGACCCATCATCAAACCAGCGTTTTCTATGCCAGAATCAATCGGTTTTGGCGTCATATCTGGCGGGGACTGCAACAAAGCGTCCACATTATCAATCCCTAGTGCGCCATACATTCTCTTGTAAGCCTCGTGCATGCCTAAAGGCCCGTGTATCTCTGGATTGCTTTGCACCATCTGCAATAATTCTTGCGCAAGCGTAATTCTTTGGCTTTGACTAAATATGTTGGGATCTGATACCGGCACAACGTCAATACGATCATCGAAATCGGTTTGTTTGACTGCACCAGGACCAGTGCCTGTGTCATAGCCGTAATCTGGTGGTAGGTATTCAGCAAACACTTTAGAAAGTAATTGAAATTCTAGCCTTTGGGCATAGTGCAACCGTTTGTGGATTGCGCTCATNACTTTNGTGCCACGCTCTAATAGNGCTACAGTGGTTCCGACTGGCATGGCAGCATTAGCATCACCTATGTTGGTGTCTGCAATCGCGGCAAAGCGCTTTCCAGAATCCACTAAAATGCCAAGCAAACTCATAAGCACATTGCTCGGTTCTTTGATCGGCAACGGTATTAGGTTTTCTCGCAATGACCCGCCAGTGGTGTCGATGTCGCGGAATTCACCTGGTTGCAGCGGCTCGTCCTCGTCTCTAATCCGCATCCCTCTAGCTTTGAAGCCAGCTGGTAAATTGGCTAGTGTTCCGGCATCAATCAGCTGCCTCAAAATAGACGTGCTGGCCTTGGAGATACCTCCAATCATGTGTGAAAGTCCCAGGCCGTAAAAACCCAATCCAGGCAAGAATTTGTACTGCACAAAGAAGTTAACTTTGTTTTTAAAGACATCTCCTTCGACGTAATTTCTTCTTATGGCCAGAACCTTTTCAGCTTGCTCGTCGATTGTGACGATGTAAGGCAGTTTAAGGCCCGTCGGCTTACCATCCTGGTCTTGATCCTCGAACCCCTCCAGATCAAGGATGGTATGTACCTCATAAATAATATGGTCGCGGTCTTCCGAATAGCTTTGTTCTATGCCCTGTAACTCGTCGATTTCTTTTTCGACATCTGACTCGTCACCCGAATAAGAACTGACGCTTACATCGACATTTCGATAAAAACCAGAGAGCTGTTGCTTCTTGATTTCGTTGGCAGACATGTTTATTGAGTGAGTAACGCGCTCTGCGCTGGAAAGGTCTGACGCCTCATACGGCACAATCAAATCTTCTGGCGCTATAAACTTTGAAACCGCCTTGTTAAGCACATTGTCAAAATAAACTTTTTTGAATGCGCTGCCAGCGAGCGGCAGGTAAAACAAGAGCATATCGAGCTCAGGGTCATAATCCTTCATCACATTCATGATGTAGTAGTTCATGAATTCTTGAACACGATCGGCTTGCGTTTCTGTCTCGACGGTTCGAGCGCCGATAATTTGTGTTTTAACCGGACCCTTGGCCGGCAGCATCTCTTTATAGGCTTGCGCCTGGAACTGGGTTACGGCTTCGGCCAGTATCGGGTGTATGACGCCAGAGCTGCCTTCAAATGGCTGGCTTCTGCCCTCATCAAATTTCATGCCCAAGTATTTGAGGCCGTCGGTATAAGTTTTTTCCCAGTCAGATCTTGATTGTTTGTCCTGGTTAATTGATGACAATATATCCGAAGCAAGCTTGCTTAAAATGTTGTCATCTACCAACTCGGCTAAATTATCGGAAAAGGACGTTTCTGGAAGCGGCTCTTCAAGCTGCTCGTCACCTAACAAAACGCCTTCTTCTGCAACCAAAATTTCTGCTGCATTCCGAATTTCATCTGAACGAGATGGCTCTGGAAAAACCTCAACGGCTGCGCCTTGGACAACAATGTCTGGGTTAATTGGTGTACCGAGTTCTCTTTTCTCAATGGCCATATCTTAGTTTATCACTTTTGTGAATTGTCAATAGTACACTACACGCTTTCTGTTAAGAAAATTAGCTTCATCTGGATAATCTTCACTAAGAGAAACAAAACCACCTTGGCGAAAACGCATAAGTGCCATAGTTGCACTGTCGCAATAATCATCGTGATCGCCGTATGGAAACGCAGCCATTTCCTCTGTAACTTCGTCGCTAAACGGCTCATCGGGCGCCCAAACCATGCCGGCTTCAAAAATAGGCGCTACTGAGTTCATTCGCGCAATCTTGTCCTGACCACGAGATGGCGTGTACGCTGTCACGGGTATACCCATTCGTCTTAATTCTTGGGTCAAAGGCGTGCCGCTTGCCTTAGCCTCAATAAGAACGCAATCAGGCTCCCAATACTTGTACTCTTCCCAAGCCAGCTTTTTGAGCTCTGGGAAATCAACCCGCACGCGCTTTGCGTCAAGTAACATAATTTGGTCGGCTTCTTCATCTCCATCAATGCCCGGTTTAAAGATTGCCCACGTAGTAATCGCAGAATAATCGGCCGTTTCTTTCTTGGAAAACGCCGTGTCATAACTTTGGATTACATAAGAATAAGCCGGCACCTCTTCCTTTTCCCATTTGTTCCACCATTCGCGTTTGACGATTGAACCAGCTTCAGCTGTTGGATTCTGGAGCCATTGGGAATTCCACTTAGATACGGGCAACGACGCTTTTACAGATAAAAGCTCTTCTTTTTTCCAAAATTCAGGCCACAGAGGATTTTCTGACTCTGGCATGATAGCCGGAAATTCCACAATTTCCCATTGATCGGCATAATCTTGACTCTGATTTTTTAAAACTTTACCAACCAAATCTTTTGTCGACCACCGGGTCATAACAATAATAATGATGCCGCCAGGCTGGAGACGTTGGCGGGGGCCAGACGTATACCACTCATAGGCCGATTCCATCGCTGTCGGTGACAAAGCATCTTGCTCAGAATGAGGGTCATCAATGATAAGTAAATCTGCACCACGGCCTGTTATGGCACCACCTACACCAGCATAGAATGATTCACCCTCATGGTTAGTGGTCCATCGTCCAGCTGACTTGTTATCTGCTTGGAGCTTTAGATCTGGAAAAACCTTTTGATAATCCTCGCTATCAATGATATTTCGGACTTTACGACCGAATCTCACAGCAAGCTCCGCCGTATGTGTGGTTTGTATTATCTTTAAGTCGCCGCGTAACCCCATCATCCAACTAGGAAAATAGGTGCTGGCAAATTCAGACTTAGAGTGTCTTGGCGGCAAACAT